TCCTCCCGATCATAAAACGGGGTACAATAAATTTCAATTTTGTTTACCAGGTACGGGTAAACCGTCGTTTTTAACGTCTTTGTCATTTTGTTTGTTTTTGAATGTGAAAAAAGCAATTACAGGGTAAAAATACTAAATTGTTTCAAATTGCAAAAAATACTTTTTTTCAAGTTAACCCAAGTTAACCCGAAATTTTGGTACGTACCCAAAAGTACCAATTAACCCAGGGCACAAAAAAACCGGGGAAAGTTCCCCGGCTAACCAAAAACCCTGCCTATATGCACAAAACTACGATAAAAACAATTGCCGTTCCGCTATGCGCCGCCTGGTCAACCCTGGCAGCGTTACCAATACCCCGTTTTTACGTCCTTTATCCCACTTTAAAAACTCGTCCGCAACTTCTTTTTTTGGCGCACCCGCGTTTAATTTCCTCAGTAGGGTTGACTTTGTAAATGCCCCAATGCCGACGTTATAAACAAACGATGTTAACGCGTCAAGCTCGTTTTGTTTTAACGGAACTTTTACCCGTGATCTAATTTGGGGAATTATTTTTGCCGTTTCCAGGCGTAACCAACGTAACGCGGTGTCTTGCGTTATACGATCACCCAAACGAACGGGGCGGTTTTCATCGGGGTTTCTAATTGTTCCGTAACCAATTGTCGGTATTCCTACCGGATCAATGTACGCGTCTAAATATTCCCCCTCAAATTGTTTTATTAGGTTTTCGGCTGCACTCACTTTTAAAACGGTTGTTGTTGTTAGTAATAAAACCACCGCCGCAATAACAACGTATTTTTTTGTCCTTGCGGTCATTGATTACGGTTTTCCGGTAACGTCGTAATCTTTTGCTCCAAACAAACCAACCCCGGCAATAATAGCCGAAACGCCGCCCACTATATCACCCTTAACAATTGTTGCAACCCCGGTTAAAATTGCCCCTAATCCAGCAATACTTGTTTTCCAATTTTTGAACATACGTTTTATTTTAAAATTTGAGAAATTACGCTACCAATAACGCTACCAATTGTTGCGGAAGAAATAGCAATTGCCGTTACTTTTGTTTTAAATTGCCGCAATTCGTCAACGTTTTTTTCAATATCGTCAATACGGTGAATTATACCGCGCCCCAATAACTCGTTATCACCCGCCAACGTTGTAAATATCCGGGTTATTTTTTCGCTCATTTGATTAATTGACGCGTAAATATCCGCCAACGTTTCGTTTATGTTATTCGGGGTTTCCATTGTCTATTTTATCCGCCTTGCTTAATTCTTGTACAATATTATTTAAACTTTGCGAAATTGTAAACGCTTGCTCCAGGTTGGTAAAAACCCCCTTTTGAATAGCCGCGTCAATACAAAGTTTAATGTTTTCAACGTCGCGTTTAATTTGTTCGTTCATTTTGTTTATTTTTTTGTTTGTTGTTTCACGGTATTAAAGTAACGCCCAATTGAGCCGCCGCCCAAGACCACGCCTCCGGGTTGGTTGCCCAATCGTCGTACGCTTGTCCGGTCATTATAATATTTCCGTCGGCAATTTTATTTCCCGCTTTGCCGCCTTGCTCGTCCAAAAATGACCAATAAAAAACCGCCTGGTTGAGCAAATTGTCGTTATTACATACCAACGTCATATAACGGGCTATTAATGTTTTTCCATTAACCCAAATGTTAAACGGTTGTATTTTTTTCATCTTAAAATATTTGATACGTTATTGTTCCACCGCCCAGGTATAACATTGTACGGGCGTTGGCTGCCAGGGTTAAACTTGTTACACTTGTTCCCGCCGTGTTAACAATTGTGTCCGTTCCGTTGCGGTTAATTGTTACCGTTCCGGCACTATCGTTTATTACAATATACCACTGATTAAGACCAGAAACAACGGGCAACGTTAATGTTAACGTTCCCGTACATCTGTACCCGGTAACCGTACGCGCCATATTTGTATTAACGCCAACGGTTAAAATAGTCGGGGAAATTCCGCCCGTGTATAAATTTCCGTTGTTGTTTAATTCAAAATTTGCGTTGTCGGTTGCGTTGTTTACATTTACCCTATCAATAAAAGTTGTATAACCTAACGGCGACAACAGTAATTTAGTTAAATAGGAACTGCCGTTGGTTACTTCAAACCTCACTTCGCCGGGGGCGTATGTTGCAACCGTTCCAATTTGATATACACCAAAATAACTTGAACCAGTAAATCCAGAATTTGTAGAACCGTACGCGCTAAATACCCCTAAGGCGTCTGCATTTAATGTAGCCGAATATGTGCCCTTACTTGTTCCTCTTGTTTTTAAAAAATTTATTCCGTTTCCGTTATTTGCATTACTATAATCTATTATACCAATTGCAATTGCCGTTGAATTATAACGATAAAATTCAATAAAATTATTAACAGGCGAAGCCGATAAATCGCTGCTGTTAAATAACATTTGCCCGTTATTTTTAATAACTGTACTATTTATTAAAGTATTGTTATTAAAAACTACATAATCATTAGCCGCGCCGTTATAATTATTCCCAACTCGCCAACGCGATGTACCCGCGTTTTGAAAATCCAGAAAGGCGCTGTTTGTTGTCGTTCCGTTTAGTTGTTGTATTACCCCCGTTCCGTGAATATCCAAACGAACGCCGGGCGTTATTGTTCCCAACCCCAACCGCTTGTTAGTATTATCCCAAAAAAACGCGTTGTCGCCGCTTATTGCACTTGCGCCCGTAAAAAATGTAACTTGCCCGGTTGCACCTGAGCCGGACAACCCGCCGCCTATATCATCCCAACCCGTCCCGTTATCGCGTTGTATTTTGAACGTGTCGGTTGAAATAAATATCCGACCAACGTAACCCGCCGCCGGACGATTGGCTAATGTATTACTATTAAACGCGGGTGTTCCGAGTTGGTTGATAATATTATTTATCAGTTTAACGCTGCCCACAATTAGACGTTTTTATATCGTTTCAAAACACAAACACAATTGTTAACCAAACCAACCCCAACGCTGAAATTTACAAAAAATCGTTGGTTGGTTATTTCCCCCTGGTTGCCGACAATTTCCAATTGTTGACCGGGTTGCAATTGCACTGTTTCAACGGAAACAACAGACGTTCCAAAATTTATAAACGTAATTCCGTTGGCGTTGGTTTCAACGTATTTCGGTTGATCTACCGAATAAAAGGAAGTTTCGTATTCTAATAATTTAACCGTTATTTCCATAAATTAAATATAGTGTGTTCCGGCAATATAGCGAACTGAAACGCCTTTATTATCGCCCCGGCTTATTGTTTCCGGGGTAAATTCATTTATTTGTTGTTGTTCCGAAGGTGAAATAAGCAAAGGGAAATTTTCCGGCTCAACCGTTGCGGCTGCCTGGCTGCCTTGTTGATCAACCGCCAATTTTTCAACGGGTTGTTTTGCTTTTTGGTTTTTCATATACCAATAAACCAAAACCAAACCCGCCGCTATATAAAAATAATTTTTTTTCATAACTATACAATTACGCTATTTTTAAAAACAAAACCCGGTATTCCGTTGGGAAAACTATCACCAATAACAACGCCGTATTTATCCGCCGTTTCCCCGGTAACGGTCATACCCGCGCCCAGGAAGTCATAAACAAATATTTGTTGTCCGTTTTTGTTGTAAACCTTTGTTCCTACTTTGCTATAAACTTGACGTGATCCCGCCGGGGCGTTACCTTGACCGATCAAAACATAAGATTTTGAACCCTTTTTTTTGGGGTTTTTAAACGCAAACAAAGCAACCAACCCCGCGCCAATTAAAAATTTAGTTCCGTTTGTCATTTTGTTGGTAATTTATCCGTATATGAAATAACCCGGTTAATATTTTCGTCGTTTAGTCCGTCAATCCATAGCCGCCCGGCACCGTAATAAAGGTAATTGAGCAAGTCGTACCCGTATTTTTGAAAAAATACGTCGGATAAATAACTCACCTGGCTTTTTGTTTTCACTTGCGAAAACACGCCCAAAATTGTATTTATATCGTCGTTGTACCAACTTAACGCGTCGTAAATCTTTTTGGCGTATTGTTCCGCCGCCGCCCTGGTAAATATTGTACCCCCAACCCTTTTATAATATTGTGGTTTCCAATAACTGCCCGGCTCAGTCGTACGAGCGGAAACTTTTGTTTCCCCCTCGCCTTTTACTAACCCGGTTAATTTTGCAATCTTGTAAACAACAATAGCACCGACAACGCCGGACGTAATAACCAATACATCAGTTAACCCCACCTTTGTTTTTACCTGGTTGCTCATAGCATTGTTAACAACGTTTTCAATTGAACAATATTCATAGCGTTTAACTTTCGTAAATGTTCAATTGTAACGCCTTTATTCATTAAGTCCGACAAAATTTTTATTTCCTCCGGTTGATCAACCCCAGCAACTGACGTTCCCGGTATAGGTTGATCGGGTAACATTTTGGAAACAATTAACCCCGCAATTTGCTGCAATACCGCGCCCAATTGTTCGGGCGGCAATACGCGTTCCCAATAACCTATTTTTTCGTCGTCGCTTTCCTCGTCGTCGTCGCTTTCCTCGTCGCGTTCGGTCAATTTTTTCAGATAGTATTCAATTTTGGGGTTATTCCCAATACCGCCAACGGACTGTTTTTCATTTAAGCAAAAATTTATTTCCGCTTTCAATTCCTCTTTTCGTCCGTTGCCCTCATATAGGGCAATTGTGTAAATATTAGTATTAACCGGGTTTTCCTCAATAATAGATAACGCGTTAATTAACGTTTCCTCATTGTTCCCGGTAAACCTCAATTTGTGTTTTGAACTATCGCCTAAAAAAATACGATACAATCCGGCGCCGTTTTCGTTGTAAAACGAAATTACGGCGTCGGTTGTCATCAATTCCGGTTGTGTTCCGTATAAACGCGGCATACCTTTAAATTAAATTGTCTCTTCGCCAAAATCATAAAACACGCCGAACGAATAAGCAACGTTTGTTGTTGCCGCCGCGCTTGACAAGTTAATGTAACTTTTTGTCCAGGAAATAACCAAACCGTCAACGTTAATCGGTACGTTAACGTATGGATCAGTCGCGGACGTTACAAAGTTATTGAAAGTAAGCAAAGGCATATTGTAAACTAATTGCAAATCGCCTACATATAACGTAATCGTTGTTTTACGCATATCGGCAATTGTTGCCGGGGTTGAGCCCGTCAACGGTGTGGCGGCAAGTAGTCCAGGCGTATAACAGTCAATCATACGAATACGGGCGTTTCTCAAATTGGGTAAGTCCGGGAAATAAAACCGCGTCAAACCACTTCCCGACGGTACGGGTATTTCAACCGCCTCGTAACGTTTCAACAAATTATGTTTGTTATCCACTTTATTAAATTTTGAATGTGAAAAAAGCAACGTTGTTTAAATTGGGACAACGTGCAAACCCGGACGTTAATTATTTAACGGAAGTACAGTTTTGCAGCAACAAGCCCGACCACTTAACGCAAACGTATGTGTTCGCGGTAACGGCTGCCGGAGCAACGGGCAAACTAATTGTCGCCTGATAGTTGGCAGCACCGTTTAAAACGATGTTTGGTTCAACTGCAAACATAAAGTCTTCAGCCGCGTTCAATTGGTTAACGGGCAACACGGTTGCACCGGTAAACGGCAAAATACCGCCTTGTTGTTGGGGCGAAAAAAAGTGTTTTTGAATATCCCACGCGGGTAAAATTTGTTGGTTGTTCGCTACAATTGACAATTTACCGTTGTAAAGTGATAACAAGTCGGTATTACTTGTAGTTGTTACAAAAGTACGCGCGTCGTTGTATGTAACGGTAGCGGTATTACTTGCCGAACTTGCGCCAACGGTTGTAAAAATTCCAATTGCGGAAACCACAAACAAATCTTGTAAGTTCAAACGTTGTTCGCGTACAGTAGGCGCACCGTTGCGCGTATCGTTTACAGTGATTGGAACGTTATAGTTGGCGGTTGTTGTTGCCAACAAAAATTCCGATCTTAGATAACTTTGAGTAACTACCGCCTGGCTCGTGTCGTAACCTAATTGGTTAACTAATTGTTTAGCGTTTTCAAATACTAAACGCAATCCCATATTGTTGTTAAGGGGCATAAAATAAAAATTTAATTATTGTTTAAAAATGTTTTTTGATTATTGCGCCGCGTCAATCATAGCACCGACAACGTTAAGTCCTGCAATATAGTTTCCAGGCGTTCCCGTACCGTATCCGGCAATATAGTTTCCAGGCGTTCCCGTACCGTATCCGGAAATTACCGGGGTTGGCTTATTAGCGTAATAATCCATACCAACCGCACCAATTTGAGGTACAACGGACTGTACCAATTTGATACCACCGCCAACTACCATACCCGCGCCAATGTGTCCGCTACCTTTAATAAATTTCGGTAACGCCAAACCCAAACCAATTGGTAAAGCTGCCTTAATCAAACCTTTTGTTTTTTCGCTTTGATCTTTAACGAAAGGTAAACGGTCAACCAATTTACCCGCGAATTGCGCCGCAACGCCCCCCGCAATCATTTGCAACGCGGTTGTCATTCCCCCGCCAATTGCACCAACCCGGCGGCGGCGTGAACTTTTACGCTTTGCGTGTTTTTTTCTCCTTGCCATTTTTTGAATTTTTATGAGTGAAAAGATTTAAATTTTTTTTGACTTTAATTTTGCAAACTTTTTATTCTTATTTAATTCATTAGATAAAATGTTTGCCACCTCCAAGTTATCAACAACCCACTTTTTTATAGGCGTTCCGTTTTTTGTTTCTTTTAAAACTATTGGTTGACCAAATAAAATTTTACCCCTATAATTATAACCCGTTGCGTTTTTTATTTCTGAGTGTAAAAATTTTATTTCTTCATCGTTTAATTTTTTTATCCCACTTACAACGCGAATATTAACGTTATGGCTTTTCGTATCTTTATGAGTACCGCCGGAAACTTTTTTCATTCCCTTAAACGTTCCTTTTTTTGATCGTACGCGCTGCAATACTTTTGTAACCTTTGCGTTTTTCTTTTCGCCGCGTTCAATTACTTTTGTCGCACCAACTTTTTTACCTTTAACATACGCAAACGCTTGTTTCAAACTGCACCCGGTTTTTTTCCGGTATGCAATTGCCTTTTTAAAGTTTTCCCTCGCTTTTTTTTGTGCTACTGTCATTTTTTCGCAAATTTAGAAACAACAAAAACCCCCGCCCCAACAAGTAACAACGTTGTAAGCATATTACCGCCGCCCATTTGCAGCGCACCACCGCCGCCGCCGCCGGGCAATTGGGTTGCCGCTTGTATAATTGCGTCGGCTTCCTGGTTAAAACCGCCCCGGCGTAATTTGTTGGCAAGATCGTTGACGGTAATAAATTTACCGAAACGTTGTTTTATATGCGGGTTTTCGTTAACAATTGTTTCCAACCCATAGTTATTAATCCAACTAATTAAGTTAACGCCCTCGTTTTGTACGCTGTCGCCGTCCTGGAAAACCCACGTTGCCGCGTTCGTTCCCAACATTAACCCGGCTTTACTATCTAACGCCGCCCAACCGCGCCAAAAATCCGGACTTTGTACTTTTCCAAAATTGAAAACTTTTAAAACGGCGGAAATTGCCGTACCCCAACCGGGAACCAACGCCGCCGCCTCGCTTAAAAACCCGGTTGCTTTTTGCAAACTTGACTGAGTTTTTTTAATATCTGAAACTCCTTTTTGTATTTGTTGCAAAAACCCGGCGGACGGTGTAGGGGTTGCGCCAACCCCGGCAATACCTACTAATGACATATTTTTAATGTTTTTATCTACAATGTAAACGGGTTGTTTTTTTTCGTCAAACGTTGACAATACCGGATCAATCCAAAATTCCTTATTGCCGTCGGTAACAACGCAAAAAACGTGTTCAATGTTATTGTTAAACATATCGTAACCCGCAAATCTAAATTTTAAACCGCAATCAATTGCGCCGCAATTTCTCAGCGCGTCAATTACCCCGGCACTAAATAGCGCGTAACTTTTGCAGTCGGCGGGTAAACTTAAAATAGCTGCCGGGGAACGTAACGTTTGGTAACTTTCCGGCTCAATATTATAAGGAACGTTTGTTTTGAGAAAATTAAAAATTTCCTTACACGTTTCTTTAATTGTCGGTTTCAAAAAATGCTTACAAATTTTTTGATATTCGTTTTTATATTGACCGTGTGTTTTCAAAATTCCGTTAACTATATCGTCAACGCCTTGGCGTTTTTTAACAACGGTTTCAACCCCGGCAAACCTTGTTAATTGTGGCAATATCGTTGCAACGCTTACGCCCATACGGTAGCTAATGAAATTTTAAACGGAATGTATAAACCCTCCACGCTTGACGTACCTTGTAAAATCAAATTTTTATAGTTCGTTTGCGTTAAATCTATTAAATCACTTGTTACGGTTTCAATAGTAAACGCCGCTATAATTGTTTGGCGTGGTGTCAACCGTATTGAATAGTTATTTTTAAAAGTACCGTAAACGCGTCCGGTATTGTCGGTTAATTTTCCCGCAATACGATCAACTTTTAAATTTCCGCCCGTTTTGTTTTGCAACAAAACTTGAACCCCGGCGTTGGTTGACAACAACCCCGGCTCAACCGTAAATTTCAACGGTTTTATTTCCAGGTTGTCGGCAACTGAAAGTTTTGAAAATATCCAATAACCAACAACGAAAAACCCGGCGGCTATGTATAATAATTTATTCACGGGGTAAATTTCACCAACAAAAAAGGAAAAAACGGGGTAAAATTCCCAAAAATTTAAACGTTGCTGAAAATACTTTAACGGGCAACGGTTGCGTATGGTTTTTTTTCCTTAATTTTGAAAATGCCGCTTTAGGCGGATTTTAAAAATTAAGAGAAAAAACCGCAACCGTTGAAACCTTTAAAAATTGCTTTTTTCACTTTCAAAATACCTATTTTTCAATAGATATTTGCTCAATAAATTCCCGCGTTTTTGGGTTGTAAATGTTAACGTGTTTTGCGCCGTGTTTTTGTAAATAGCGCACCAATCCAGCAACGTTTTTGACGTTTCTGTATTTTATAAATTTTTTTTCCTGGTTGGGAAAAAAAGCTATTGCGGTAAAATAATTTTCCATAATTTTGATATTGAAAAAAGCAAACTAAAACGTTGTTTTGTTTGTTCTGGGCGTGTCCTATGCGACCACCGCCCAACCAACCCCGGCAATCACCGGGGTTTTTAATTTAATGATCTTGTTTTAACGTACTTGTCGCCGTCCTTTGTAATGTAGCCGCCCGTTATCCAGGAACGAACTATTTTTTTTGCCGCCGCCTTGCTTTTACCGGAATATTCCGCAACGGTGTTTACCAACGTTTCGTACTCGTTGACGGGTTGTATAATTTTACGCGCCAATTCGCTTATATCGTCCGTTTTTTCGCTTTCTGTTTTTTCCTCGACAATATATTCACCCCCAACGTTAACAACGTGTATAGGGTTAAAATATTTATCGGAACGTAATAATTTTGGGGCAATTGTTAGCGCGTTGTTGTCGCGTTGTATTTCAATCGTACTTTGACAATATCTATCGGTCATAGAACCCAAATGTCCTAATGTATTGCCCCCCGTGTTTTTTCCCTGGTGTAGTACTGCTATAATTAAGCAATTGTAAACCTTGCCCCAACGCTTTAACGTGTTTATTAAATTTTTACTTTGCACCGCGTCGTTAAAATCCCAAATTAAGTCAAGCAACCCGTCAATTATTGCAATTGGGGTGTCTATTGTTTGAAAATGATGTTCAATTAGTTTTAAAATTGTGTCGGGGTTATCTTCCCGGAAATTATACGCGTGTAAATAATCCGGGGCGGTTGATCTATCGGAAAACCGTTTAAACCGTTCAATTTGCGCGTAAAAATCATATTGAGCTGTTTCCGTGTCAAAATACGCTAAACCCCGCCGTTCGCCTGGAAACGTCAATTTGCAGCCGAAAACGTCGTACATAACGAACGCGGACGCAACCAACCCGGCAACAATTGTACTTTTACCCACTTTCGGCAACCCGGTAATTATAGCAAAGTTTCCAGGCGTACCGCAAACCGAACCGCCCACCGTGTAAACAACGGGTTGTTTTTCGGGTATTATTTCGGGGTTGTATTTTCTGGTAGCTAATTGTTCGGAAATGTTGTTGTTTGTTTGTTCCGTTGTCATTTAATTAGCTTATATCAATTAATTTGTTTTTTATGGCATAAACTACCAATCCGATACTATTTAACGCCCCAACGCGTTTACGCAAACGTTCCTTATAATTGTCAATTGTTTTGTTACTTACCCTTAATTTTTGCGCAATTGCTTTGGTGTTATATTCCTCCGAAATTAATTGAATTATTTGTATTTCTATTTCCGTAAAACTCATAAATTATTATTTTGATTATAGGTTTGGGTGTAGTATTGTTCAGGTGAATCATACTTTTGTTTCCAACTGCCATCGGGTAAATCTATACAATGGTCTCCGTTATCAAAAGCTTCCATTATCTGCCTAAATTCAATTTCTTTTGCTTGGTCAAATATTTCATCCATACTTCTTGAATCACCTTTTCCATTTTGTTTAGCAATCATTTGCTCAATCAACCAATTAACCGCCGTCTGTTGTGCCATAATTTAAAATTTAAGTAATAAAAAAACCGGGCGCAATATTGCAACCCGGTATTAACTAAACCAACCTTATTTGTCGCCCCACAAAAAACGACCGTCCGGGGCGTATAAATTTAATTTACTGAGCAAATTACAACGCTTATAAAACAAAAATAAAAAATTAATTGTTTCGTTAATTAACGTTTCGGGTAACAAATTTTCAATAATTGTTGCGTTAATAATTGCGTTGTATGTGTTTAACAATGTTTTTTCCTCAACTTCATAATATCCGATAAAATCAATTTTAAATTTTTCGTTAGCGTAATATTCTTTTATTGCTTTACCGAACGCGTCATAATCGTTGACAAAAAAACGTTTAATAGGAAAATTGCTGCCCGGTAATGAGCTGATAATTTCAATAATAAAAACGCGAATAGTTGTTTGTTTTGTTTGTAACATAAAATTAATTTTTTTTTCTTTTTGTCCAAGTTTTTCTTTTTGTTGTTTCGGGCGAATATTTCAAACCTTCATTTTGTTGTAAATTATCGCAAACATTACTAACAAAATCTGAAAAACTTTTGTCGTTCATTATGTTATTTAATTGACCAAACAACATTGTAGACAATACTAATTTTTTTAATTGTGCAATATGTTGCTCGTTATTCAAATCGTTAACAACGTCGTTTAAATCTTTTTTAATTTGTTTTTTCATACAATTAATTTAATTGGTAATTTGTTTGCAATTTGAAAAAATCTAATTTAATACTAATAAACTCGTCCGGCTTCATTTGTTCTAATTCCGCCGAATTGTTAGCAATCATTTTAACCGCCATTTTGTAAAATTCCTTTGCGTATAACTGAAACGCTAATTTATCAAAACATACCGATATTTTGCCCCCAGATAACCAACCCAACGCGTCGGCAAAGGTAACGGGGTAAAATTCAAAATTTAACGGTTGCGGCGGGAAATTTTGTGTACGTCCGCAAATAATAATTTCGCTTTTTTCCGATACGCAAAAATTGTTTTTCGTTTTGTCGGCTGAGTAATAACCGATAATTGTTTGTTCCATTGTTGTTTTATTTTTATTTTAAATGTATTTTATAACCGCCTTTTACTTCCTTGAAAAGTGTTCTTATTTTTTCAAACCTTTCTAAATCTATGTAACAAATAGGGCTGTTTTCTTTTGAATACAAACACATTGATTTACCCGTATTTGAATATCTTTCTTTAACCAACCCGTCCGCGTGTTTACTGCAACTTTTTAAAAAAAATTCAATTGTCATATTGTTTGTTTTTATTGTGTTAATGAATATTTATGATAAATTAAACGTTATTTTTAACTTGTTTCCGTTAAGGTTTTCAATTATTTTACTGCCCTCAATAGAATTATTATCGGTTACTATAAATTTTATATTAAATCTTTTTTCAATTAAGTTTATTAAATCAAAATTATAACGCCCCCAAAATTTAATTTCACCCCGCAAAATTTCAATATCGTAAAAATATTCCTTATATGTACTATGTATTTTGTCTAAATTAATTTGTTCTTTATTTATTGTTATATACATAAAATATTTGTTTTATAGGTTTTCAAATTCTAATTCTAATTTTTCTAATTGTAGCTCGCATAATGTTTTAAAATCTTGAACAATTTTTTTTTCGTAAATATCCATATTTAAAACATCTGATAGCAAATGATCTAATTCGTTTAAATTAAAAAAAAATTCACGCGTATAAATTGAAACCACGCTGTTTGGAATTAATCCCTTAATTAATGTTTTTAATCTTTCAATTTTATATTTCAATTCCTCCGCCTTTTTAAAATTTTCTTGTGTCATATAGTTTATTTAAAATCGTTTTTGTTAATCAGTTCAAAAAAACCCCGTGTTTTTGGCAAAAATATTTCATCCGCCCGGTTGTCTATATCGTGCAATAAGGTTTCCCTAATTTGATTATAATGTAAATTTTGCCGTTCCGCCCAAAGTATATATCCTGCTAAATCGCAAACCCCGGTAACACCGTGTAACTTTTGATATTCTTTTAAAATTGGGTGCAATTCCTCCCGATCATAAAACGGGGTACAATAAATTTCAATTTTGTTTACCAGGTACGGGTAAACCGTCGTTTTTAACGTCTTTGTCATTTTGTTTGTTTTTAAATGTGAAAAAAGCAATTACAAAGTAAAAATACTAAATTATTACAAATTGCCAAAAATACTTTTTTACATAAAAAAACCGGGGAAAGTTCCCCGGCTAACCAAAAACCCTGCCTATATGCACAAAACTACGATAAAAACAGTTGCCGTTCCGCTATGCGCCGCCTGGTCAACCCTGGCAGCGTTACCAATACCCCGTTTTTACGTCCTTTATCCCAGCGTAAAAACTCGTCCGCAACTTCTTTTTTTGGCTCACCCGCGTTTAATTTCCTCAGTAAAGTTGATTTTGTAAACGCCCCAATACCGACGTTATAAACAAACGATGTTAACGCGTCCAATTCGTTCTGTTTTAACGGTACTTTTACCCGCGCTTTAATTTGCGGAATTATTTTTGCCGTTTCCAGGCGTAACCAACGTAACGCGGTGTCTTGCGTTATACGATCACCCAAACGAACGGGGCGGTTTTCATCGGGGTTTCTAATTGTTCCGTAACCAATTGTCGGTATTCCCACCGGATCAATGTACGCGTCTAAGTATTCCCCCTCAAATTGTTTTATTAGGTTTTCGGCTGCACTCACTTTTATAACGGTTGTTGTTGTTAAGATTAAAACCACCGCCGCAATTACAACGTATTTTTTTGTCCTTGCGGTCATTGGTTACGGTTTTCCGGTAACGTCGTAATCTTTTGCTCCAAACAAACCAACCCCGGCAATAATAGCCGAAACGCCGCCGACAATATCACCTTTAACAATTGTTGCAACCCCGGTTAAAATTGCGCCCAAACCCGCGACGCTTGTTTTCCAATTTTTGAACATACAATTTATTTTAAAATTTGAGAAATTACGCTACCAATAACGCTGCCAATTGTTGCGGACGAAATAGCAATCGCCGTTACCTTTGTTTTAAATTGCCGCAATTCGTCAACGTTTTTTTCAATATCGTCTATGCGGTGAATTATACCGCGCCCCAATAGTTCGTTATCACCCGCCAACGTTGTGAATATCCGGGTTATTTTTTCGCTCATTTGATTAATTGACGTGTAAATATCCGCCAACGTTTCGTTTATGTTATTCGGGGTTTCCATTGTCTAACTTGTCCGCCTTGCTTAATTCTTTTACAATATTATTCAAACTTTGCGAAATTGTAAACGCTTGTTCCAGGTTGGTAAAAACCCCCTTTTGAATAGCCGCGTCAATACAAAGTTTAATGTTTTCAACGTCTCGTTTAATTTGTTCGTTCATTTTGTTTATTTTTTTGTTTGTTAAATAAAAGTTACCCCCAATTTTTGCGCCGCCCAATTATACGCGAAATTATTTGCGTTATTGTTTGTTGAAAAATTAGAATAATCTGTTCCGTTCATTTGTAAATTTCCCTCAATAACTTTATTTCCAAAATTGTTTTGGTCAATTTGATTATAAAAACAATAATAAAACGTTGCGTTGTTATTTAAATTGTCGTTATTTAAAATAACATATAACCAATTGACTGTTATTTGTTGACCGTTTACCAAAATTTGAAAAGGTGAAATTTTTTTCATTGTTAAAATATTTGAAATGTTCGTGTTCCGCCGCCGACGTAAAATAACGCCCTTCCGTTTGCTGGTAAAACAACGTTTGTAACACTAACGTTAGCGGTATTTAAAATATCGTCCGCCCCGTTTCTTTGAACGGTAACGGTCGCCCCGGAACCCGCTATTACAATATACCAATTATTTAAACCGTTAGCAACGGGTAACGTTAACGTTAACGTTGCGGTACAATAATAACCCGTTGCCGTTCGCGCCATATTTGTATTCACTGCAACGGTTAAAATTGTGGGGGAAAGTCCGCCAGTATATGTGTTACCGTTTACGTTTAATTCAAAATTTGCGTTGTCAACCGAATTATTGACGTTAACCCGGCTTGAAAAAAACGCAATTAAATTTTTATCTAACGTTAAAACGGAACTTTGTGTACCTAAATTATTTGTTATTATTTGCAGTTTACTGCTTCCGAATGTTCTATTGCCCAAACATCTTAAATAAAACGTGTGATCGGGTATTATTTCTTGACTATCAAAAACAAACCCCGCGTTTCCGCCGCCATTGGTTGCGGGTACGGATATGGCAAATAAGGGCGTTGCAACGACGGGGGCAATCATAAACCTATACCACGAACCCGGCGTACCCCAATTATAAGAAGTATCAGCCCCCGACAATCTTAAATTATTAAAATCGTTTAAATTTCCGGTGAAAATACTGTTATTGTCTTGATTTGTTGTTTGTATAAATGTAACGCCAACGCCGGAATTTTGTAAAGATAATTTTGGAAACCCCGTTTGTCCGCCAACGGCGTTTATATTATCGCTGTAAAACTGAAACCTATTAGTGCCAGAAACGGCAAAATTTTGAACAATTTGTTGGCTTGTTGTTGCGTTTAAAATTAAATTATTTGTTGCCGCGTGAATATCAACGCGACCGCCGGGGGTTGTTGTTCCCAACCCTAACCGCTTGTTGATATTATCCCAAAAAAACGCATTGTCGCCGCTTATTGAACTTGCGCCCGTAAAAAATGTAACTTGCCCGGTTGCACCTGAGCCGGACAACCCTCCGCCTATATCATCCCAACCAGTCCCGTTATCGCGTTGTATTTTGAACGTGTCGGTTGAAATAAATATCCGCCCAACGTAACCCGCCGCCGGACGGTTGGCAAACGTATTGCTATTAAACGCGGGTGTTCCGAGTTGGTTAATAATATCGTTGATAAGTTTTAAACGCCCCACAATTAAACGTTTTTATATCGTTTCAAAACACATACACAATTGTTAACCAAACCAACCCCAACGCTGAAATTTACAAAAAATCTTTGGTTGGTTATTTCACCCTGGTTGCCGACAATTTCCAATTGTTGACCGGGTTGCAATTGCACCGTTTCAACGGAAACAACAGACGTTCCAAAATTTATAAACGTAATTCCGTTGGCATTGGTTTCAACGTACTTCGGTTGATCTACCGAATAAAAGGAAGTTTCATATTCTAATAATTTAACCGTTATTTCCATAAATTAAATATAATGTGTTCCGGCAATATAGCGAACTGAAACGCCTTTATTATCGCCCCGGCTTATTGTTTCTGGGGTAAATTCATTTATTTGTTGTTGTTCCGAAGGTGAAATAAGCAATGGGAAACTTTCCGGCTCAACCGTTGCGGCTGCCTGGCTGCCTTGTTGATCAACCGCCAATTTTTCAACGGGTTGTTTTGCTTTTTGGTTTTTCATATACCAATAAACCAAAACCAAACCCGCCGCTATATAAA